CTTCTAGTGTTGCATTAAACAAATAATCTTTATCCTGTTTCAAAGGATTTATTTGCTCTTCAAAAGCTTTTTGTCTGTCTTTACTATTTCTTAGTGCTTCTATATCTAAATGAGCTTTTAATGCTATTTCATCTCTACATTTAACAGATTTAAAAGCATCACCTAACCAGTAATTAAAATCTTTTTCTTCAATTTCTTTTTTGTAAGTTTCTTCCAAAGTTTTCTTATCAGTTTCATAAGTTGTTTTTAGATTCTCTACATCTTCTTTTGTCATACCTCCTTCAAACTTTTTAATAGTTTCATTAGCTGTATTAAGCTGTGTTTCAAGATTTGTATAATCTTCTTGAGTAATTGTAGTCTCTTTTATTTTCTTTTCTATAGATTTTTGAAGAGAAACTACATCAATTTTGTTATTTTCTATTTTTATTCCTTCTAGCAATTCTTTTAACCAATCCATCTTTTAAATATCTCCTTTCATTTTTTACACAATAAAAAAAGTCTTTAAAGACTTTTGTCTAGTGATTCATTTAATTCTTCTCCTACTCTCTTTAGAATTTCATCAGAAACTTTATCTATATTAGCTTCATTTTTTTCTTTTAATTTATTGCAAAGAATACCTACATTGACATTAGCAATACAATTAATAAAGATTTGTACTACACAAACTACAGCTATAACTTGAGTTAATATATACATTAAAATCACCTACTTTTTTAAACTTTTACATAATAAAAGCACCTACTAATTTATTGTTCAGTAAGTGCTTCTAACATTGATAACTCATTTCTTTTTTCAAATCGTTATTTTTAGCAGCTTTTATAAGTTTAGAAATAGCTTTTAACGTTGCTGATTTACTTATATGTTCATCTTTTGACTCTTTTATTATTTCATAATTATAAAAATCATCTAAATATATTTTTATTCTTCCATCAAGCTTATTTTCTTCATATCCATAACTATATATAACATATTCATTATTCTTTTCTAATAAGTTCATTAAGACAATCATCTTCTTCAAACTCTCCTTTCTGTTTAATTAATTCTTTATACCAATCATGCTTTTTCTCAGTCATTCTATGGGCTTCTAAGTTACTTATATTATACTTTTTCTCAAATATACTTTCAAGGTATTCATGTTTTAATAAGAGAATATCAATATCTTCGTATGTACCATTTATAAGTCTTTGCCAAGCAACTGACATACTATAGTCAGAATCCAACATACGTCTAGTTCCATCTCTCATTATATGAGTATTGTAGAAAATATGATTTTTAATTTGACCTATACTTTTTTCTGACCAATTTGTATTCTTTGATATTTTGGAAATATCATCTTTTCTATTTCTAATATTATCGTAATATAGTTCTGCTTCTTCTTCTCTTCTTATATTCCACTCGATATCACCTTTAGTATATTTTGCACCAGTTTGTTTACTATTATTTTTAACATACTTCTCATACCACTCATTATACTTCATACTAGATGGTACATAATATGTTTTTCCATCTTCTCCTCTTGCTGCTCTATAGCCTTCTTCATCCTCGAACCAAGGAGCTGTTGTTGTCCTACAACGACAATGAAATGGTGGAGCTGTTATTCCAACTTGATAATCTTTCATATCAAATATTTTTCCATCTAACTCTCTGCATATATTTGAAGTTCTTAAATCTAATGTAGCAATAATCTCATATTTCTCTACTTCTAAATCACTAAAACAATCTTTTCTACTTGCTGATGCAAAGAAAGCTGATTCAGTCATTATCAAATTCTTAGCTTGTGATTTAGATACATTAAATCTCTTAGCAAAGTCATTTACTAAATTTTTTGGATTTTCACCTCTAATAATTGATTGAGTTAGCTTAGTATGTAGTTCATTTACTAAAGTAGGTCTATACTTACCCCAAATTCTTTCACTAAAGTTTAATCCATCTATTGCCCATGGTTTAGAGATAATTTTATTTATTCTATTAGTATCAAGACTCATTAAACTCCAACCAACGTTTACTCCTTGTTGAACATTAAAAGCTGTATGATAGTATCCACTTGTATAAATATCTCTCATTAGTTTATCAATACCATCAAGTTCATTTCCATATAAAACTTCTACTTGTTGCTGTATTTGTAACTTTAAAGCTTCAAGCCTTGTTATATGAACTCTTGCACTAGCATTTTCTAACTCTTTCATCCACTTTTGATTTATAGCATTTTCTTTACCATATTTAATATATTCTTCAACACTCCATTTAAACTCTTCTAGTTCTCTTGTATTTAGTAGTTTCTTAGCTTCTAATAAAGATATTCCTTCATTTTTGGCAAATCTGTTGTACCATGCTAATATATCTTTTTCTATACTATTCATAGCTAGTTTATATTGCTTTTCTAATTCAAGATAATATTTTACACTTTTGTTATTTTGAGCTTCTTCTAATTGTTCAAATCTCTTTCTCCAATAATCTTTATGTTTCATCTATAACACCATCTTGATTATTAGGAATTAAATCATCATACTCTTTTTGAGTATCTTCCTGTTTTTTAAGTCTCTCAAGTTCGTCATTAACATCCTCGACCCAAGGATGGTTAGAAACAATAGTTTCATCTGATACAATTCCAGTTGATTTAGCTGCCATATCTATCTTTTCAGCTTCATTTATTATCATAGAGTGATTAAAAGTAATTTGAACTGTTTTATAATCATAGCTCTTACTACCACTTATCTTTAAATACTCACATACAAACCACAAAAGTTCTCTAATTGCTTTTTTAAACTTCTTTTCAGTTTTGGAACATTTTAAGTCAAGTAGTGAATATAAAAATTTAAGTGCTACACCCGATTTGTCACCTGTGTTTTGAGATTCTGGATTAACTCCTTGACCAAAGATAATTATATTCTTTTCCAATCTATCAAGAAGCTCCTTTTTAGCTTCAACTGGTATATTTATCTCTAGTTTATCAACTCCACCTCCACCATCTACTTTAATTGATTTATAGTATCTTATATTATCTATAAACTCTTGTAGACTTGTTCCTGGATATTCTTTTAATACATAAATAACCTCTTGTATTTCATCTAAGTTATCTGCTAGTGTAGAAATATTATTGTCATATATATCTATTAATGATTTATAGAAAGTTAAATCTGAGACACACTTTTCATTATTTTTAAAAGGTATAAATGGAACTTTACCCCATCCCTGTTCTTTGTTATTTATTCTAAAATGACCTTCTTGTATATCAGTCATTTTTCCATATTCATCATATAAAAATTCTTGAATAAAACTATTACCTCTTTCAATAAAGTAAGTTATGTCATTTTCTGTGTAGTACTCAACTCTTTTTATTTTATTTCCATCTATATCTTCAATATAATAAAACCTAATAAATGCAACTAATTCCCTCTGTCTTTTACTATCCCAAATAGGAATTGCTTCTTCAGCTGGAATTATTACATATTTAAACTCACCTTTTCTATTAATATATGGATGTAACCATTCAACCCCTTTATTACTAGCATTGAGATATAGTTCTGTTATTGTATCGTCAAACTCTTCTCCTAGTAAGTCATTTAAAAGCTTAGTGAGATTATCATCATCTGCATTAAATACTATGGGATTTCCGACACTATAGCCTACCTTTTGGTCAACTAAAAGCTTATGGTAGTTGTTAATTGCTTTATTATTAACTTTAGTAAAATCATCAACCTTAGCTCCATCTAAGAGATAATATCTTCTCTTATTGTTTACATCAGTATTACCATAATAGTATTCTTCTCCTTGTTTATATTTTTCTGGTCTATGCTTTAAGATGTAGTGTTCTATGACTTTTACTAGGTTAATGGTGCTCTCTTTTTTTAACTGAACTTTTATTAAATCTGTTTCACTTATATAAATATTTAACACCTCCTTTACTTTAAGAAGCTTATTCCATTATTTTTAAGCTTATTATCTATAGAATATCTAAGGCAGCCATTGCATCATCCATAAACTCAACTGGTTCATCAAGATATAATCCAGTTCTTTCTCTTGTTTCCATTTCCATTGTTGTATTTCTTTTATGGTATTAGTGCAACTAGGATGTACATGTATTCTTAATTGTTTCAAATAATCTATTTGAGCTTTAACACTTCCTGGTCCTTTTTTAACTCCTTTAGCTTTATATCCTGCACTCTTCCACATCTTAATTCTATCTGGTTCAGCACTATCACAGTACATAAATAGAGTCTTTTCTAAACCTATACTATTTGCAATCTTTATGATTTCTGAGGTATCCATTTCATGTGCATATATTTCGTTACATATATATAACTCTCCATCCTTAAAGCAATTCTAAGTACTACATTTGCATGGTTAAATCCAAAGTCTTGTGATAACCTCATATTGTCAAAATACTCAGATTCTGTAGGAAATTCATGTATAACATAATTTTTAAGTATTGCTCCACCAGTTTCTCCCCATTCTCCAAGACCATAGACTTTGTACCCTTCTGGGT